CTCTTCATGCAGAGCAGGAGTCCAGGCCCCAGTCATAGCACCTTTAATAACATCCATCATAGTATTATCTAAATTATCTTCTGGCAACTCCATAATTTGATTAATTAAATCCATCAAAGGCTCTAATTCATTATTATTTTCAATTAAATCATTAAATCTTTCAAGTTCAGACATATTAATTCACCTCATTAAAGAATATAATTAACAGTAATTTCAGTTACCCAATTCTCTTCAATAATTTCGCCAGTCTTGCGATCCTTCTTGTTCTTATAATCAATCTTTGTCTTGGTTACGGTATAACCTTCATCATACTGCTTTTGCTTAAATTCTTCAACTTTGGCAGTAGCTTCCTTTTCGTTGTCAATGTGATAAGTGTAAGTGTGTTTAACTAATTTCGTCATAATTTTCTTTCTCCCTTTTCTCGTTTAAATCTTGTAATTTTTGAATTAAATCTATATAATTTATTTTTCTTGTAGTTTCAGCAATTGCTTCGGTCGCGGCGGGACTTAATTGCTTTTTACCCGCTTTCTTTGCCAGTGCGCGTCTCTGCGCTCGATTTAGTTTTGGCATTTTTTCATTTATACGATTTAAAGTATAGGTTTCAATTTTTTTAAGAATTTCTTCTTCGGTCTCCGCACCGATTAAATTCTTGGCTTCTTCTTCGGAGATATTATTAATAGAAGCAAATTTCTATATTAACTATTCATTTGTTAATTTTTCATTTATTTGATCTGTCATAATAGATTCTCCAATATTTTTACTAAACGGTGATATTCCTCTTCACCTGAGATTGAAAATAAATTTACATAAGTTCGTCCATCGGAAACAAAAGGAATATCAATTATTGTATCTTGATTATATACAAAATGTGTTAATAAAGCATTCCAACCATTTCTACTTTCACACGTATCTGTTTTTGTAGTTACGATAGCCTGCCCTGTTTTTCCACACAATAAATAATATTTATTATTCTCACAAGCTAGTCCAATAAAAATATTTTTAAAACCGCGATATTCAACTATATCCATTAGTGTTCCTCCCAGAAAGATAAATGCCATGCTGTAGAAACTTTGTTAGAATGTAAGTCTTGTTCAATCAAGAAATGATCAAATACTTTTGTTGGATGCTGTATTTGTTCTTCTTCTTTGGTTTCAGTATTAAACCAAAAATTATTACTTTCTATAAGATATTTATTATATACCTTACTTGTTAGAACAGCATAATCTTCTGGATTAAAACTTTTAAAATATAATTCTATCCGTCTTTCATCTGTGCTAAAACTTTCATAATAATCTATTAAATTATTACTTTCTATTTCATAAACAATTTCATCATGATCCATTAAACTAATTTTAATAAATGGTAAATCATTACATTCATAAGGGGTTTTCATTAACCGCCACCACCCGCATTTTTATTATAACCAAATTCTTGGCTTTTAAAAAATTCTATATAATACTTTTCTAAATCATTTAATTCATCTTTATCACAATAGATAATTGGTTCTATTGTCCAATTCCAAAATCCTGTTTTCCATATTTCATGATGTACAGCCTAATCCGCGATTGTTTTAATTCCGATACTGGATTTAAAATGGTCTGTTAAACGTTTTTTAATATTAGTACTTTTACCAATATAGCACTTACCACTTTCAATATTTGTTATTTTATAAATTCCAGCTTCATCTTTAATTCCGACCCGCTTAAAAGTTTCATCTATATATGGTTTAACATACTCCGCCCAAACAAGTTTATTTATAATATCAGGATGCTATACTTTCTACGAAACAGTTGTTATTAGGAAATTTATATCTTCTTTATATTCATCAGGAACCTATATAGTATAAAATAATTTTTCTTGCTATTCTTTTTCATACTATTGAAGCGGTCCCAATAATCCTTCATATCGTTTTAATTGCCTGTCTGTTTCTGCCGCAATATCATCTTGAGCCTTGCGCCAATTTTCAATTGCTATCTAGGCCTCTTTTTCGGCTTCATTGATTCTATTTTGCGCCTGATCCACAAAAGTTTTCATTCTTAAATTTAATGATTCTTGACGCTATTTTTCTTGTTCTTCAAATGCTTTATCTAGTTCTGCTTGACGGGCATCTTTTTGATTAATAAAAAATTCATCTAAGTCAATTTGATTCTACTCAGTAGCTTGCTTATACTATTCAATAATAGAATAATATTTTTCTTCTGCTTCTCGAACGCGTTCCGTTATCTATTTACAATTATAATCTATTGTTGATAAATTAGCTTTTGCAAATGCTAATTCTTCCTAATATTTATTTAATTCTGTTTTATCTATATCTTGCTTCTTTCCTAGTTTTATTATTAAAATAATTATAGCAATAGCAAGAATACCAACTATTATCCACTCCATTCTCTCACTTCCGTGTTTTCCTTTTCTTATAATTTATTATAACACAGTTTTAAGAGAAAGTCAAATATTAAATGATAATGAGGACGATTATTCTTCATCCTCATTATCATGTTCTATATGAATAATTCTTTGATTTGATGAACCACGCAATGGTAAGGTTATATCACGCTTATCTAGCTCAAAACGTCCATCAATAATATAATCAATTTTATTTAAGATATTTGTTAATAAACCAGCTTCAAATCCTTCTTTACTTGCGCGCTCTTGCAATTCTTCATATAAATATCCAGTCCATACATAAATTTCTAAATCTGGAAAATGAAATTTACATATATCAACTAATTGTGAAACCGCGAGTAAATTTTCATCTGTTAAAGGTTCTCCACCTAATATACTTAGCTTGCGCATAATATTATTTTTATTTAATTTAAAGCATATTTCATATGCTTTTTTCATATTAAACTCTTCACCAAAATTAAAATCTTGTGCTTCTGGATTATGACATCCGGGGCAATGGAAGTGACATCCAGAAAAATAAACCGAGAGGGAGATACCGGGCGCTGCCGCGGTATCATCCCAATATATACCAGCAATTTTACTCATTAGTGTATATGCTCCACACGATCTTCCGTTTCTTTTTGTTTGCCCCAATTAAATGCTTTCTTATATGAACCAGTTAAATATCCAGTTACTCTGCGTAATTGAGAAATATTATGACTTCCGCATTGAGGACAAGTATCATTCATTTCATCTTGATAACCGCAATCATCGCAACAGTCTAATTTTAAATTACAAGCAAAATATGGAATGTCGTGGTCCATAGCATAATTTACAATTGTTTCGAGCGCTTCAATATTATTTTTAACACCGGTTGGTAATTCAACATAAGTAATACATCCAGCACTAGAATATCCCGTTAGTTGGCTTTCAATATCAATTTTATCAAATACAGAAATTTCATGCCATACAGGAACGTGGATACTATTTGTAAAATATTCACGGTCAGAAACATTAGGAATTTCACCATACTTGGCTTTAAATTTTTTCATTGCAGTATAACATAAATTTTCAGCTGGAGTATAATATACTCCAAAATTTAATTTATATTCTTTTTTAAATTCAGCACATCTATCTTTAAATAGTTGCTCAATACGTTTTGCTAATATCATACCTTTTTCAGTAGTATGGTCGCAACCAATTAAAATTTGTAAAGTTTCAGCAAGCCCTAATTGACCGATTACAATAGTGCCATGTTTTAATGCTGAACGAATACCTTCTTCTGGATGATAGCCTAACATAGTACCATTTTCATACATAAATTTAGCAGAAGCGGGTGATTGAGAGCAAATCCAATTGAAGCGCTCAATTAACATATCCTTTGCTTCATGGATTTTTTGGTCTAATTTATTTATAAACTCTTCAATTAAACTGTCTTGATCAAATTCTTCTGGATAAAGCATTGAATTATATAAATTTTCTTTAACTTCCATAGCAATGGTTGGCATAATAATAGTTACTGGGCAAATATTACCGCGGCCATCCTTAGTTTGTGGGTTAACTCCCGGTTCTGCGTTGATATCTGCGCCATTCGCGGTTCTACAACCCATGGTGCTAAAGAATGTCTTTGGATCATTTTTGTCATATCCAGCATTACCAGACCAGTCAATATTTGCATAATTAGGATAAATACGCTTTGCGGTTGATTTTAATGCTAATTGATACATATCATAGTTTGGATCACCTGGTGCGCGATTAATGCCTTTTCCAAGTTGGAAAATACCACAAGGGAAAATAGGCGTTTTATGGAATTTACCTACTCCTTTGATTGAGCCTTCAAGTAATGCTTTTATTACCATGCGACCTTCGGGTAGGGTACAAGTTCCATAGTTGATAGAGGTAAAAGGCAACTAGTTCCCCGATCTACTCTATAATGTATTTAGGTTATGATACATACCTTCAACTGCTTGTTGTAATTCACGTTCAGTCATTTCCATAGCATACTTATATGCCTTCATATCTTGAGCTGTCTGAACTATTAATAATGTTTGAGGGTCTGTTGATGGATGATTATATGGCTCAATAGGCATTTTTGTAACATCTGTTCCTAAGAAAAAATGTGCTCCATTTGAATCATTATCTAACCATTTCAATCCATCCTTGAAATGTTTCCAAAAGCTCTTCCTTACATAAGGCACCATAGTCCAATCTAAATGAGTGGCGCTGACACCGCCAAACTGCATTAATGATTGAAGTTGAAAGATAACAGCAACTAATTGGAAAGCAGTATTAATTGAATTGGCTGGCCGCACGTCAGTTTGTCGAGTATTAAAACCTTCTGCCAACAATTTATCAAATGGAATACTTAGACAATTATGCATACCAACCGCATACGCGCTTAAATCATGAATATAAATTTCATTATTTAAATGATTCGCACGTGCCATTGGAGAAACGCAAAAGTCTAGTGCATATTGTTTCATCATTTCATCCGAAGCTTCTCCAACTCTACCACCAAAAGAATGTTCATCTACATTAGCGTTTTGATTTTGTACGTTTTTTGCTTGTAGTTTTTCACTAATAGAGCGAATAAACTCGTCTGAACAGGCGCGCATTACTCCCCGCTTATAGCGATATCTTATATAAGCCTTGGCAACTAATCTATCATAATCAGTTAAATAATCTTCTACTAGTTCTTGAATTTCTTCAACTGTAAGTGGCGATTCATTTTGCTCTGCTACTTCATATACTTCATTAGCAATTTTTTCAGCGTACCAAGGAATTTCTTCTCCTTCTCTTACATCATGATAAGCTTTACTAATAGCATTTATAATTTTTTTATGATTAAATTGTACTACCTCTCCAGTACGTTTTATAATATTAATATCCATATATCCACCTCATTGTTTCTTTTTTCTGCCGCAATATGGACAAATACCATTTTCTTCTGCTAGATTATATCTAATACTCATATGAGGACATCTTTTCTAATTCTCTTTAATTTGACGCCTTATATCTTTTACGGTATCTTTTCTTTCCATTGTTGAAAGGGCGATTTGTAATTCCTAGTCTAATCTTTTATGAGTGCTAATAATTTCATCTATATCTATCATACTCGCCATCTCCCTTCTGTTTTTAATTTATTATAATCTTGATTAAACAATTCTCGCGCATTAGGATGCTATTCTAATAATAAATTTTTTTCTATTCGCTATTTTGTAGGCTTTGTTGTTTTACTAATTGGAAGTCTATCATTCAAAGTTCGCTCCCCTTTCATACCGCTTTGCCTACTCCATTTAGCCGTTAATTGTGATAGTTCTACAATTGGGTCATTAAATCCAATTGAAGGAGTAATATATTTTATTTTCATTGGAATACCCTTACTCCAAAATGAATACAATAGATTTAATTTATATACATAGTCATCTATATACTATTTATTATATCTAAAATCTCCGCCAAGTGTGATATATACTCTTGAGCTTGGAACTAAATCCGCGAGAAAACGATTAGTATAATTTTTTAGCATATAATGTATTTCATCTAATGGAATATTTAAATCTAATATTACTTCTGCATTACGAGTAATTATTGAACTCTCTCTTATGCTAAAATATTGTTTAATTTTTTTACATCGTATTGGATGTATTGGAATAATAGACGAAGGCTTTCTTCTAGCTATTTTATTTAATTGTTCTTCCCAGCCATCTTTAAATAATTCTTTATCAAATAAAAATATTCGTTTGCCCTTCATAATTGGAGGAATTGGTAAAATTTTATTTCCAGCAAACATTCTATAATATGTATCGTCTAAAACATGATTTATAACTTTTGATTTAATTCCATCGTTATATTTCTATTTCAATATATCTTTATATATTGTCGGTTTTGGAATAGTAAAATCAATAATTTCATTTTCAAAAGGAATATATTCTTTTGTAAATCCAGTGCCGCCAAAAACTATATTTTGCGCGCGCAAGAACTATTCTGGAACTTTTATTGGTTCTTCACTTTCACTAAAACAATATATCTTGTCATATCCCTCTAATTCAGTTTCAAACAAAGAAATTAGGCGACAAAAGGTATTTTTTTCAATACGATAATATGTCGCCAATTTCATTATATCTACATTAGGAATTAGACAATCTGTGGCGGTAGAAGAATAAAAATCTAAATCTATTAAGCCAATCATTATTCTTCCACCTCCACACGTTCTAATTGAAAAGTTAATTTATTCTTATCAATCGCAGTAATTTTTGATATTACTGGATAAACTGAGTTCTTCCGTTTCTTGGGAATGAAATTTTGTTCGCGACGAATACCTTGAATCATAAGCTTTGTTCCGCGAGTAAACCAGCTTTTCTCAATAACATGCTTCTTACCGTCAGCTCCACGCTGTGATAATTGCTTATCATATAGAGCAAATTGATTTTTATAAATCTTTACTGTTACAACTCCTGTTGGAGTAAGTAAAGTTATCGTATTATGCATCTTATCTTTATCAATCACCGTACCAATAATTTTATGAAGTTTATAGACTTTTACTTCCTGTCCATTTGCTCCTGGGAATGTATATTCAATTTCTGGTTCTTCTGACAAAGTAAAGAAATCATCATAATCATTCGCGGCTTCAATTAATTCATGTTCGTGATAATAAAAACTAATACTATCCATTTCCCATTTACTTATATTACCATTACTATATTTTTCAGCCGCTTCATTATATATTGCTTGATTTAATTTATTAAGTATTTCTTCTTTGTGAGCTTTTAAATAATCTCTCATTGGATCCATAGCTTTTTTATACAAGTTATCCCAAGTCTTTTGAAGAATTTTTGAACCATCATCAATTAAATCGGCATCAAAATTGTTTGAAATAAAATTAATTGCTGCGCTATTTAAATCATAATATATCTCATCTTTTTGAGATTTTAAGAACTTATTAAATAAAAACAATCTCTTATAAAATACCATTTCTTCTGGAATTAAATCTTTCGTAATTAACATTTGCATATTTTGTAATGTTAATCTTTCCTTTTTTTCTATTGTAGAATCTAAAAATTCATACATTATATCTTCACGCGCTTTATTCTCAATTGTATCAAACGCGCCTGATTTTATTAAGTTTGTAATTTGTATAATATTTAAACGGTTTTTACTTAAAAAGTCCTTTAAAGATAAGTAGGGACGCCGCTCCATAATTTCAGTAATTTTTTCTCCGGATATACGTGCGATACCACGAAGACCATATAGAATTGTATTTGTTTCAGCAATTGGAGTAAAGGTATAAGAAGATTTGTTTATATCTGGCGGAGAAACTTTTATACCATAATTACCTAGTTTACCAATTATAGAAGCTATGCGGCCATAATCAACATTTTTTTGTTTCTTCTTTTTCTTTTCTTCTTCATCGGTAGAAGTTACTTGATTGGCTTCTTCCCACTCTTCTAATTCTTCCTCTTCTTCATCTGTATCTTGTTCTTCAACATCATCATCTGGCGCGAGTTCAACTTCAATCATTTCATCTTCACTTTCGGTATAATCGACTGTTTGAACGCCCCCACTATCAACAATAAGATTTGCTGTATTCCAATACACAATTGGATACTTATATGCTAAATTCATTTCTTGAAGAGCAATAATTGAATAAGCAAGAGTATGACTAGCATTAAAACCATATCCTCTACTTAATGCTATTTGAACGTCCCATACGTAATGACAGAAACGTTCATTGCATCCTTTTTCTTTAATTCCTTTAAAAAACTTTTCTGTTAATTCTTCATATTCTTTTGGATTTTTCTTCGCTATACTTTTACGAAGCTTATCCGCGAATTGTAAGTCCCAACCACCGCATTCTGGTAATTGAACTAATTTCATAAATTGTTCTTGTGTAATTGACAAACCATTTGAAATATCTAATTGCTCATGTAATAATTTCATTTGGTCTTTTGTCAATCCGTACTCACGCATTTCTGTATCCCACATCCAAGGATTTTCACGAAAACGAGCATATTTATCCAATGGAGATTCTGCTCCTTTTTCTGCCGCCATCAAACGAATAACAGAATTTAAAGTTGCTAGGTCATCAACGCTTCTTGGATTTGTTAAGGTAATTCCGCGAATACCGCTATCTTTTTCCATTTGGAATAATGATATAATCTTATGATTATATACCATGTCCCACATTTTAGGATCATTACGCTCAATATCATAAACATTAATGGCATGCTCATAAGTTTCTCTTAAAGTTGGATATTCTTTAATATATCCATCTTTGATTAACATTTCCAAACAGACTTGAATTTTATCCGCTGCTTCAACTGAAAGCAAATCCATTTTAATTTCTGAAACGTCTTCTAAGTCATGAAGCTCAAACTGGGTTACGATCGTTCCATCAGGCGCGCGCATTAATGCTGAAGATTCTGTAAAATCTTTATCCTTAAATACTACTCCGCCCGCGTGAATACCCATTCCACAAATCAATCCTTCAATACGATTTGCTACTTCCCATAATTTTGGATATTTATTTATTTCATCTATAAAAACTTGATTAGGTTTAATATCATTTTCTTCATCACCATAATACATTTGTTTTAATGTATAGGCTTGACCACGTTCAGAGGTAATTAGAGAAGAAATATATTGCGCATTATCTACATCAATACCTAAACCACGACACGCAGTTAAAATTGCAGATTTTGACTTTTCCAATTTAAATGTTGCAACATTAGATACACGATTTTCTCCATAAAATTTTCTTAAATGTTCCAATACTTGTGCGCGCTTAATACCACTAATATCTACGTCAATATCCAATACACTAACACGAGCAGGATTGAGGAATCTCCAAGGAAACGTAGGCGTTTTTTCTCTTAAAGCATTAATTTGAATAATGTCTAGTGCATATAAAAGTAAAAAACCACCGCCAGAGCCACGTGCGGGCATAACAATTGTTCCTGCGTTCCAACATTCGTCAATAATTTTTTGAAGATTTAAGAAATATGCTGACCAACGTGCATTATTAACTTCGCTTGAAGTCCATGTCATTTCAAGACACTCGTTTAATGCATTATAGGCTTGTTGATTTTGTAAATCTTCATGTTTATAAATACCATCAATAATTGCATCTACTAATATATTATCTGCATAATATGAAGATTCAATAAATTTTTTAATAGCTGGCATATTATTAATCGCAACTTGTAATTCGATTTGACTATGTTGATTAAATTTACGCCAGGGAAGTTGAGGAATTTCTAGTGGCTTTAAGATACTAAAATCTTCACATTTATCCTTTATTTCTCTAATAGTTTTATACGCGACTTCAATTTGTTCTTCTGTTAAATATGAAAAAAACGAACGCACTTCTTCATCTGTCATCATGTAAGTTGTTTCATAGAAACTTCTTACTTCGCGCTCTCCGTCCTGCGCGTTTAAAAACGTCTCGTGAATAAAAGCATCTTCTGGCCGTAAATAATGACTATCAGTCGTAATAATATAAGGAATATTCAATTCCTTACTAATTTTCAATAAATGTTTATTAACAAAGATTTGTTCTTTGTTATTGGAAGGCTGCATTTCTAAATAAAAATTATCTTTTCCAAAAATATTTTGAATATATATACACCAATTTTTTGCAGTTTCATAAAATTGAATATCATTGGTATCCATATATTGAAGTAAAAATTTATCTAATTGAGAACCTAAA